GATAATGGAATGTATCTAGAACTTGATGGAAGTACTTTATATTTTGTAGAAAGAAGTTTATCTACTGGAATAACAACACAAATTTCGCAAAATAACTGGAATATTGATACGATGCTTGGTGCAGGGCATCTCAATCCATCTGGTGTTACATTAGATATTTCCAAAGCACAAATTTTGTGGATGGATATTGAATGGTTGGGAGTTGGAACAGTTAGGTTGGGTTTTGTAGTTGATGGGAAATTTATTCACTGCCATTCATTCCATCACGCAAACTTAATCACTTCAACTTATATTACAACAGCATCACTTCCAGTAAGATATGAGATTGCAAATACTGGAATTACAACAAGTTCAAGCACATTGAAACAAGTTTGTTCTAGTGTAATTTCAGAGGGTGGTTATGAACTTCGTGGATTACAACAGGCAATAGGAACACCAATCACGGCACCAAGAACTCTTACTGTTGCCGGAACATTTTATCCGATAATTTCTTTAAAATTAAAATCTAATTATTTGGATGCGATTGTTATTATGACAGCACTCTCAATCATGGGAGTAAATAATGGAGTTAATTATAATTGGCAAGTAAGAGCATCTGGAACTACAACAGGTGGAAGTTGGGTGAGTGCTGGTGCTGATAGTGCCGTAGATTACAATATTACAGGAACTTCTTATACTGGTGGAAGAATACTTGCAAGTGGATTTTTTAATTCGGCAAATCAAGGTTCACCATCAATCAACATTCTAAAAGAAGCTTTATTTAAGTTTCAACTTGAAAGAGATGGATTGACTAGAACATCTTACGAACTAACACTTGTTGTCGCTGCTTCACCGATATCTAGTTCAGAAAGTGTTTATGCTGCTATGGACTGGGAAGAAATTAGCAGATAAACAAAATAATAAATAACTATTAAATGTATTATAAGAATAATGACTCATAGACCAGTTGGTGCAGGTTCATCATTTGCATTTAGTGCAGGAACTGCTACCACATCATCAGCATTTACTGTTCAATCAGATACATTGAGAGTTGTTGCAACCGGCGCAGCATTTATTTCTGTGGGAGCAACTCCTTTTGCAACTTCTGCTGATTACTATGTTATTGCAAATACTCCAGCAACAATTGCTTTAACAAAAGCATCAAATAGAGTTGTTGGAGTTACAACAGGAACCACCACGATTGTTACGGTTCCAGAAGGAACTCAAGTTCCATTTGGTGTTGGCGATTATGTAACTCTCACTGCAAGTGGACAGTCATATTATAACTTTACTCATCAAAGAGTAATTTCAGTTGATACGACTTCAAATGTTGGTGGATATTATCAAACAAGAATGACGGTTGATTATAATTCAAGTGGCATCGTAACGGCATTTTCTTCATCGGATGCAACCGTTACTGCATCAAATAAAGTTTCTGCTTACGGTGTAGGAGCAGGAGCACTTTATTACCAACAAGTACAAATTTCAGGACAAGCATAATGAAACTCATCACAGAAGAAATAGAAAAGGTTGAAGTTATTGCAGAAGGAACTGGAAAAAATCAAAAACTTTATATTAAGGGTCCGTTCCTTCAAGCAGAATGTGTGAACCGTAATGGACGTATGTATCCTCTTTCAATTATGGAAAGAGAAGTAAAACGTTATACAGAACAATATGTGAATAAAGGTCGTGCTTTAGGTGAACTTGGACATCCAGACGGACCTACTGTAAATCTTGATAGAGTTTCTCATAAAATTACTGAACTTTATCGTGATGGCAATAACTTTATTGGCAAAGCTCAAATTTTATCTACTCCAATGGGTAAAATTGCAGAATCTCTTTTACGAGAAGGTGTTTGTCTCGGTGTTTCTTCTCGTGGTATTGGATCTTTAAGAGAAAACAATAAAGGATACAAAGAAGTTGGTGAAGATTTTATGCTTGCAACGGCTGCTGATATTGTTGCCGATCCTTCTGCTCCTGATGCTTTTGTTCAAGGAATTATGGAAGGTAAAGAATGGATATGGGATGGTGGTATGTTAAAGGAAAAAGTTGCAGAGAATACAAAAAAGAGAATAAATACTTTAGTTGATGAAGGTATTCTTGAAGAATATAAGTTATCATTATTCAATGAGTTCATAAACTCATTGTAAATTATTAAATTATAAATAAATATAGATTTACTACAGGAAAATCGGAGAGTTCAAATGTCTCGTGGAGATTTACAAGAAATGGAAGTAGGCACTAAGCAATCCAAAACTGCTGTTAATGCCAATGCGAAAGCAGCAGATTCAATGCCTAAATTATCTGGCAATATTCCAGATGGGCAAACTGCTAGTTGGGAAGATTTGGGTGGACCTGATCCATCAAATTATCGTCCAGATGATGATTCAGCAAAATTGAAAACTCCCGGAGCAACCCTCAAGCAAGTTAAGGATGTTGTTAATAAAGGAGCTAAATCAGCTGATGAAATGAAAGGAATGAAAGAAGAAGAAGATCTAGAAGATGAAAATCTGATCGAAGAAGAAACCGAAGAAGAGGAAGAACTCGAAGATGAAGAGGTAGTTTCGGAATCAAAACACAAAAAAGAAGAAGATGAGGAAAAAGAAGATGAAGATGAAGATGAAGATGAGGAAGAAATGGAAGAATCTTTTGGTATTGAAGAAGATGTAAATGCTCTTCTATCTGGTGAAGATCTTTCTGAAGAATTCCAAGAAAAAGCACGTACAATCTTTGAAGCTGCTCTCCGTTCTAAGGTTGGGGAAATCAAAGAAGCACTTGAAGAAGAGTATGCAGTTGCTCTTGCTGAGGAAGTTGAAGAAATTAAATCAATCCTCAGTGATCGTGTTGACGCTTATTTAGAGTATGTTGCTGATGAGTGGATGCAAGAAAATTCACTCGTCATTGAAAACGGTCTTAAGACTGAAATGACCGAATCTTTCCTCTCTGGCATGAAAAATCTTTTTGAAGCACATTATGTATCAATCCCTGAAGATAAATATGATGTTCTTGAGAGTATGGTAGAAAAACTTGATGAAATGGAAACAAAACTCAACGAGCAAATTGAGAAAAATGTTTCCCTAAACAAACGTCTCGCAGAGTCGGTTGCAGAAGGAATCTTTGAAAAAGTCTCTGATGGTCTTGCAGACACTCAGAAAGACAAGCTCGCTTCACTTGCCGAAAGTGTTGAGTTTGAAAGTGAATCCGATTATCGTGAAAAACTGGAGACTTTAAGGGAATCATATTTCCCCTCAAGAGTAGTTTCTCCTAATGCAAAAACTGAAACATTGTCTGAAAGTGTAGATAGTTCCCCAGAAACCATTTCTGGAACAATGTCCGCATATTTGAAGACTCTTTCAGCATTTCGCAAATAATTGAATTTAATATAATTCAAACACAAAAACACACTTTAGTAAAAGGTAAAAGCAAATGTTTCATTCAGAACATCTGCAGGAAAAGTGGGCACCTCTCTTAGATTATCAGGGTCTTGATCCAATCAAAGATTCTCATCGTAGAGCTGTAACTGCTGTCCTGTTAGAAAATCAAGAAAAATTTTTAAGAGAAGAGCAAGCATTCCAAGTTGGAAATTTATCCAACTTAATGGAATCTCCAACCAATAGTGCAAATGTTGCTGGTGGTTCTGGTGGTTTTGGTGGTACTGCTGCTCCTGGCGGTCCTACTGCAGGTTTCGATCCTGTTCTAATTTCCCTCATTCGCCGTTCAATGCCAAACTTGGTCGCTTATGACCTTGCTGGTGTTCAACCAATGAGTGGTCCAACTGGACTCATTTTTGCAATGCGTTCACGTTACACTAATCAGAGTGGCACTGAAGCATTCTACAATGAAGTAGATACTGCATTCTCGGGACAAGATGCAGGACTTGATGAACCCGCAGGATTTTCTGATGGTGCTGTTGGTTTTGGTACTACTGCGCAGTCAGGTTCCAATCCTTCAGTTCTAAATCCAGTTGGCACTGCTACAACCAATCCTTCACCATATAACGTTGGTCAGGGAATGGCAACTGGAGATGCTGAAAATCTTGATGGCAACAGCACTGATGCCTTCAATCAGATGGCATTCTCGATCGAGAAAGTCACTGTTACTGCAAAGTCACGTGCTCTGAAGGCTGAGTACTCACTTGAGCTTGCTCAGGACCTCAAGGCAATCCACGGTTTAAATGCAGAAGCGGAATTAGCAAACATTCTTTCAACTGAGATTCTTGCTGAAATCAACCGTGAAGTTATCAGAACCATTTATAAGGTTGCTGAGCAAGGTGCTGTTCAAAACGTTGCAACTCCTGGAATCTTCGACCTCGATATCGATTCAAACGGACGTTGGAGTGTTGAGAAGTTCAAGGGTCTGCTGTTCCAAATCGAAAGAGATGCGAACGCAATTGCTCAGAGAACTCGTAGAGGGAAGGGCAACATCATTATGTGCTCAGCTGACGTTGCCTCTGCATTGACAATGGCTGGTGTTCTTGATTACACCCCCGCACTCAATGCTAACCTTTCAGTCGATGACACCGGCAATACTTTTGCTGGTACTCTGATGGGTAAATTCCGTGTCTACATTGATCCATATGCTGCTAACCTGACTTCTGCTAACGGAACTCCAGGTAATCAGTACTATGTTGTTGGTTACAAAGGTGTTAGCCCATACGATGCAGGTCTCTTCTATTGCCCATACGTTCCTCTCCAAATGGTTCGTGCCGTTGGTGAGAACTCCTTCCAACCAAAAATTGGCTTTAAGACCCGTTATGGTCTTGTTGCTAACCCATTTGCAGAAGGAACCACTCAGGGTCTTGGAAGATTACAACTCAATGCGAACAGATATTATCGTAGAGTTGCTGTTAAGAACTTAATGTGATTTAATATCACATTGTTTATTCAGAGGGTCTTCGGACCCTCTTTTTTTATCTAAATATTTAAAAAAATGGCAAGAGATTCTCAGATAGAAAATAGAAATTTTTTATCACCAACAGGATTTAAATTTACATTAACAAGATTTCCAAAAGTATCATTTTTTTGCAACGAAGCAAATATTCCAGATATTACTTTAGGCATTGCAAATCAACCATCATATTTAAAGGATATTGATATTCCTGGAGATAAAATTGTTTTTGGAGATTTCAATATAAAATTTTTGGTTGATGAAGATTTGGAAAATTATAATACGATTCAAAATTGGATTCGTGGACTAGGATATCCAGAAAAACTAAGTCAATTTTCAGACTTGAATAATTCTGATGCGTATGGTGGAGCAAATTATGTACAAAAGGGTTTAAACATATATTCTGATGCAACTCTACAAATTTTAAAAAGTAGTCAAATTGCAAATTTTCAAATAAAATTTAATGATTTATTTCCATATAGTTTGAGCACTCTTACATTTGACGCAACTCAAACAGATATTCAATACTTTACAGCAGACGTAGGTTTCAAGTATACTATCTACAACATACTTGATTTGAGTGGAAATCCACTATGAGCATTGATCTTGATAAAATTCAAGAAATGTGGGAAAAAGATTCAAAAATAGATCCGGATAATTTACATACCGAGTCTTTGAATATTCCAGTTCTTCACGCAAAATATTTTGATTTGTATAATACGATTTTTCTTTTGAGAAAAAAAGCAGAGCAACAAAAAAGAAATATTCGACACGAACGTTATGAATATTATTCCGGAAAATCAGATCCAGAAGTTTATGCAGAAAATCCTTTTCCCAAAAAGATCCGTGATAAAGATACTATGCAAAAGTATCTTGATGCAGATGAAAAACTTTCATCTGTGTGTTTAAAAATAGACTACTACGATACAATGCTTACTTACATTGAAAGCATTCTTAAAATGATACAAAACAGAACATATCAAATTAAAAATTCAATTGAATTTATGAGATTTAATGCTGGACTGGGGTAAATAAATATTCACAGATGAATGAAGATATGTGAGTGATAAAGCAGCAAATCTTGTAATATCAAAATCAAACGAAGTATTTCTTAAAATTAAAACAGAACCTCATATTGAATATGAGTTGAGAGATCACTTTAAATTTGATGTTCCAAATGCAAAATTTATGCCACAATATCGTGGCAGAAATTGGAATGGAGAAATTCATTTATATGATATGAGATCCAAACAAATCTATGTTGGATTGTTAGACAAA